ATCCTCTACAAAGTAATAGAATACTAGAAATACTTTTACTAATTAAATAAAACCTTATTTTAAATAATTATATGCGGTGCTCCTAGTATTCTATAAAACTTTTTAAAGTTTAAACCAATTCGAAGACACAAACAAACTCTAAGAATCTTCTACAACAATCTTCTTGTAGATGTTCATGAAGTCTAACACTATGATCTCATCGATAGCACGCTCTACTTCTAATGCGTTCTCTTCATCTGTTAGTTGGTCTGATGTTCTAGCAATCCTTGCAAGATAGGAGGATGATCCATAACCTTTATCAAGATCATACATATACCAATCATCGAACTGTTCGAATGGATCATAAGGATTATCTATTGTGGTTAACATACATTGTTTCATGGACTACTCCTTTCATTGATTAAGATACTTGAAAACGGTAGATGTAGACTTACCTAGAGCTGAAGCTATCTCTTCGTTGGTGTATCCACTCTGTTGCATAGCCTTGATCTTGCTAACAGCAGCGGGCGACAGCGCAGTTGTTGTCTTGGGCATTGCTCTTTCTTTAACACTATCTTCATCAGCATATCTAAGTATCTGCGACAACTTGTTATCTGTAATAGCACCTGCTTGGATGGCCTCCCATTCTTTATCTGAGAACTTAATCTTGGTATTCTTACTGTTAGATCCAACAGAAGCACGGGCATCATTGATCGCTTGTTGTGACACTTTCTTTAATTCTTTCTTATCTTTAACAAGATCTGGATATTCTTGCTTCTTTGCTTTGATAACTCCATTGGCTATAAGTTGAGCCTGCCTTTCTTTAGGAGCATTCATTAAAGCAGTATTTAGTCTTGAATTCAAAGCAGTAACTTCTGAGTCATATTTAATTCTGGCATCTTTAGAATATATTAAATTACCAGCATTTTTATAACTCTTTCGTGCCTCATTCGATAAGGATTTCATTTTGTTAGCATAATCAGCATATGCATTTTCTTGTGGTGTTCCTGAAGAAAGAGATCGAACATCATCGACAGCCAAGACAGCTTTGACTTTAGTAGTGGCTTTAACTATTTGACCGGTGTCGATATTTTCACCTGTTGCTTTATCTTTTTTCATAACTCGATATTCTCTACCAGAAGTTTTATAATTAACTTTTCCGGTTTCTTTATCAATTACACCACTACCTTGTCGTTCGGGAACCTTCATTGTTTGTTTTCTTCTAGATATAAGAGTCGTGGCTCCACCAACTGATTTTCCCTCATCATCAACTCTACCTTGATATCGAGCTTTCAAAGCTGGAATACCGTTGTCTTTTTCGGATTGCTTATAATTTAATTTGTGTTTTTCAGCATCAATAACAACCATGCTGTGTTTGACTGCTCTTGTCATCTCATTTTCAGAAGCGCCTTTTAGGGTCATATCTGTGATAAGATTAGAAACAATACCCATTTCTCTTTGAGTGTTGGATTTTGTCATATAGGTCATTCCTGGCTTCTCAGCATATTCGTCTTTAGCATTGAAACCAATAAGACCAGATAACGGTTGTGTTGATTTGATTTTCACTTTAGAGTTAGATGGGATAACAACTACTTGATCTCCATCAAAATCAGCACCAGATAATCTTTCTGCTACATTTGGATGTATTCCAACAGCATCCTTTATATTTGTTCCTAATATCTTACGACCGGCAGAGTTCTTGTTATTTACAGTTAGCTCTGGTATTTCAAACGTTCCACCATGAGGATATCGAACCAAAGCAACCTTCTCACCATTGGCAAAGTTGGGCGCAAATATCTCGGTATCCTTAATGCCAGTTAAAGGTAATATAACCTGAGTCTTTTGACGAGGTAGTGCTGCGGCTTTTAAATGTACCGCATTTCCTTCACAGCTTCCAGCAAAATCCAATAAGAGCTTCTTCTTAACAGTCGGATTGGTTAGTGAATTTATTTCATCAAGGTATGCTTTTGAGTCAGCATATGTAAGTGTAAGTTGCTTCTTGATTAATGCTACTGGTTGTTTTGATAAGAATTGTGACGATAAATTCTCAGACATCTTATCCCAATCACCTTCTTCTTTTAGTTTATTAATGCTGGATAATTGTTTCTTACCGTTTTTGTCGGTATAGTAACTTTGTCCATCAGCCTTAATATAAGCTCCAAAAGGATTTGAAGGGTCTTCTTTTATGGATTTTAAAGTATCCATTTTGGGGGTGCCAGACTTCTTATTGGTGTTAAAGACAATGTCTGCACCATCTGGCATGTCATCAGAATATAAAGCCATACCCTTTAGATAATGTGTTCCGTCGACTAATATACGTACTTGAGCATAATGTGAGTTTCCCAAACTTAAATCATCAACGCCACGTCTAATCTCAATTGTTCCATCTTTTGCGGAACCACCTTGATCACCATATCGAACATAAACTCTTTTAGAGTCGACAGATTTAGGATATTGTTTTTGATTAAAGGAATCACCACCATCGGTAGAATGATAATCATCAACAGATTTTATCTGGCCCATCTTATCATAGACGTCTTTATATGAAACATCTTTATAGCATAATATCGACGTATTGAACTGTTTCCCGGGGTTATTAATATTAGGTATTCCTATCTTATAAACGTTATAATCTTCGGTTTTAAGTAGGAATAAGGCCTCTTTAAGGGTATTAGGAGACACTCCGAGCACTCGTTCAACCCCAACACCGACTTCTAACATGCCATTTTTCTTATCAAGCTCCTTTTTAAGAATATCAGCAGTTACTTTTGCCTTATTCTTATTGGCTGATGTATTCTCATTCAAAAGAGATCTTACAGACGAGTCATTATCAAAACCCATAATAGATGCTATCTCGGCCAAACTCTTACCATCAGATCGCAAGGATTTAGCTTGATCTCTTTTAAGTTCTCGACGTTCATGATTCGCAACTCTAAGTTGCATTCTCAAGTCTGTTGTTGACATACCTAACTCTTTAGCTAGAGCTGTTCCGGTTATTCCTTCTTTTGAAAGTTCTTCTACTCGACTTAATAAATCCCCAGAGTGTTGATACGGATTCTTTCCAGATCCCCAAGGATATCGTCCAGATCTTTTCTTAACACCTTCATGTTCTAAAATATCCTCAGCAATAGGATTCATACCATTCCCTCCTCAATTTTGATTTTTGTAATGATCTTATCAAATGCAATCATCTTATCGATTATGTATCGTATACCATCGACCTCTGGATTGTGAATTAGAATATCGTCGTTCTGATAAATCCGTAATTCAACATCAATATCTTTTGGATCGATCACATACTCTAAACAGAATAAGGCAGTATAAACTTCCAACTGCTCCATGTGTCCGGGGACCACGCCAGTTTTCAAATCATGAATTCTTAAAAGATTATTCGAAAACATAATAGCATCCGTAGTGCCAAAGCAATTGTCTGAGAAATATAAAGTCTGCTCTGGTGTCATACGAAAACCTATAGCATCGTTAACATATGCATTCAAAGTCTTTTTAGATTTTGGTAGCTTTTGTTTTAACGCAATACATTGTGCTGCAAAGTCATGGAGCACGGTTCCTTTTCGAGTCGCTAAGAATCTTACATACGAATCAGCAACCTTACCTTCGTCATAGTTAACCCAATGATATTTACTAGCGCCAAGGAACGCATGACAGTCTCTAAGATTTGAATGCTTGTTGAAGTTCATTAAGTACCTCCTCTTTGTTGTCGGGATATATGAATCTTGAGAAAGACATCTCATTCATAACTCCGACATAGTAATCTTGATTCGGTTGCTTACTTGCATCTTCATCTTTTTTACATTCTAGCGTTGCCCACTTGTCTTGATACAAAACTAAAAGGTCGGGGATTCCTTGAATGTGACCCGAGTCCAGTTTAGTGATGATACAGCCTGGGAAAATATCTTTTAATTCTTGAATCAGTTTCGATTGAAACTTTCGTTCTAAAACAGCATCACCTCGCATAAGCATGTCCCTCCAAACATTTTAAAAACTAAAGAGAGTAAGTTTGTATAAACTTGTAAGTCAATAATATCCGTTTTTCTGGGACATATTGTCTTTCTCTCTATAAAAGGGCATGTTTTTTTCGCGTGGCTGTTTTTAGCTTACAAAAATAAAAGGTGGTGTGCCACACGTACATACAACTTTCACCTCTCTAAGCATATCCTCAAAAACACCAACATAAAATTGCCAGACTCACACCACATCAATAACTCTTGAAAAAGAAAATAATCTGCAAATTTCGCTAAGTTTTGTAAAAATATACGGACGTCCGTATAAATCCTAAAAATACCACCAATTTGGTCGAAAAATAGTCTGTGGTCAAAAACCCACTTTTGTTGGCCACTCTTACTCTATATATATACTTTTTCTCTCACATTAATGGTAAATAAAAGTGGGTAAGTGGGCTTTTGTCCTCAGAATGGCTTAAGACTGCCGTAAAACCGTGGCCACTTTTGTTTTTAAAAGTGGGCTTTTGCCCACAAAAAGTGGGCTTTTTTCAAAAATTTTTGAATTTTTTACGATTTTTTTCGTCAATTTTTTCAAATTTTTGTAAAAGCCCACTTTTGAATTTTAAAAGTGGGCAGAGATTTGACCGTTTTTGACCACTTTTCAGAGAATTACCCCTGTTACAAATATATCGCAAAACTCAATTTCATACTCCAAATCACGTTCTTTTACGACTAATTCGACCTTTTTAATCATCATTTGAGTACATTCAATATTGGATATATCAATAGGAGTTTTATCGTCTTTAAGACGAACCAAACGTTCGTACAACGTAAACGATTCAATATTACTTCTACCAGAATAAGCATTAAATGAGAAGTCCATCCCAGATTCTAAATCGAGACTTAAAGATCTCATCTCACAAACACCCATACAATCCAAAAAGCATACCAAGTCCAATGCCCATCATAATACACCACATCGCTCCAATTAATATCCAACCAATCTTTTTAATACTCATAACAAATTCCTAACCTTTCTAATCCGACTGTTCAGATTTAAAACATTCGGACGAGTCTTATAATATTCAAACATCTTCGGTTTATTATACACGCCATCAAAATGTCGGTCATCATTATAGATCTCAAACGATTCAAGGCTATTCCATAACTCTGTTATATAATCAACAACTGGACAAAATGCTCGTGCAAGTTGAGCACACACTTCAGATATAGATTTGCCAAAAGCATCAGCCGCCTGTAAAATTAAACTGGCCTCGTGCGAATATCCCATCAACTCGTACTTATTGAATTCATAGTCTTCATCCGCGTCTGGATTAACGGGAGATGCTAACGGTAGTTCACCAACACAAGAGTAAACTGGTTTTCTACTAACACTACCAATCATTAATTTGGATTTAGCAAATTCATACTCGGGGTCAATATCCTTAAGAGCTGACTCACTTAATTTAATAGCAAAGTCTTCAAAATCTTGTTTCTGCTGGTCGAACTTATCTTTTGCAAAATCCTCCTTATATGTATTCCCATTACAAAACATTATATGAAATTCATTACTCATACACAATCCTC